TAAAATTAATATTTCCGCCGTAGCATACATTAGTATTATTCCAATCCACGTCACTAGATAACCATAGTGAAAGAGAGTATGCGCCATTAATTCCGGAATCCCTTGCATCAACTAAATAATAAACGTCTAGTGTGTCAGTTTTTGGATTGTCTATTGGAATAGTAAATCTAGACGTAACTCCAACTAAATGAGTAGTTGTGCCTGCTTCTGCCTTATTATAGTTATCAAAAGAAATATATGAAGTTCCATTTACATCAGTTCTACTACTGCTTCCGGAACCCTTATAGTATGCAGATGTAATAAACTGCTTACTATATGAAAGTCCATCTTTTAATAATCTTTCTCCAACTACTTTAGAATCCGCGGCGGCATTTTCTACCGTCAACGACTTATCAATCGGCGGATTGGATGGATTCGTGATATTAGATGTTAACCATGTTGATACTTCATTGCTTACAGTAGGTTTTAATAAATTCAGAAGTTCGCCGCTGTCTTTCATTTCTTCTATTTTCTTGTTGACTTCTGTCTGAATATCAAGATTAGTAAAATACTGATTGACAAAATCATATAACGCCTTGTAACTTTTTACAAGTTCGTCCTGTGCGTCAAACATTTCTTTCACCGTCTTAAACAGCACAACAAATTTATTTTCCAGACTCAACGTACCGTTGAAATCATACGGAATCCCCCGCACACTTGCTACAACTTCACAAGCTTGCGTAATCATCTGACCGAAATCTGGCAACGTAGGAAAATCTGGAATCGTTGGTTTCTTTGCCATTATTATTCCTCCTTAATAAAATTGATAGAATAACTCTCTGCAATCATCGCAAATACGCTTGTTAAGATTAAGTATGGTATCTCGGAATCTCTGAATTTCTATAGAGTAACTACCGTTGAATCCCTCATCTTCAATCGTATCATTATTATCTGCATGATACGTGTCATTACTGTTGGTTTTTGTGGTATTTTCTCCATTGCTTACAGCACTGTTATGGATGGTATTCTGTCCCCGTTCCATCGTAGATGCATAATTCGTTCCGGCAAAATTAATCTGCGGGTTGTCTGAATGGATACTTTGGGTATTGTTATTTGTATCGGCTGTCGTTGTGTTTTTCGCTGTGCTGTCTCCCGCGATCACACCTGTTCGCGTATCGTCTTTTGTACTCGTTACTTTTCGTGTACTCTTATGAGTAATAAGCGGGTTGTACTCAAAAGTAATACTTCGGTACAACTGCTCATAGTATGGCATATTGACCGAAAGAATCCTTTTCAGATGATACTGAAATTCTCCGATTGTTTCAAGTCCAATCTGTTCCCGGAAATACTGTAAACAGAACGTTTTTTCGAATGCAAGTTTTGCAGTTGCATATTCAGGCGCGTATGCATCGACATAAAACGGAAAGTCAAAATTGAAGATTAAAGGAACGGCGGCTTCGATCATATTATCAATGGTCTGATTTTCAAGTGGGGAAATTACATGATTGGAAATAACCAACTGTTCAATGGTATTCGTCAATGTTTTTGTTTCGTAATTGTAACAGAGAAACATTATTCCACCTCACTTTCCGGCGTGTCGTTTCCGTTGTTTTCTTGTGTAGGTTTCGGCATTTGTAGTGGCGAAACATCCGGTCGGTTAATCGGCGTTACCATTTTAGAGTTAAAACGTACATGGATATTCAAACCATACATTTCGTTGATTGTATCAAGTCCCCTTTGAATGGTAGCCAGATTTCCGTTTCTTGTCAACTCGATCTCTCCATCGTTGTAACTCGTTTCTGCGGAAACCAGCCGTTCCGGCTTTTCTACGCCGCTTGCTTCGATTCCGAGATCAGCCAGACATTCTGCTACTTCTCTCTGTGCAGCTGTATCAAGTTCGTTGAAAATAGGCTGTACTTTCAAATCAATGGTATCAATCTGAATTTGTTTTCGCAGATCGTTTTTTGCTTTGATGAAGGGAATATTTTTTACCCATTTTTGAATAAAATTGTCAATACTGAGTTTCTGCGTAGAATCCCCACTTATTACCACTGGCGTTCTCTGTTGAATCACGTTTACCCTCGTTGACGCTTTTTTCTCCGCCAAACTCTGTGCGTGCAGAATAATGCTGAGAATTTCAGGAACGGCAAAAGGTCTAGCAAAAATCAGCGCACTTTCTTCTTTATCCGTTTGTTCGTAATACTGACCGTTCATGGCGTACGCAATCCAATCGGTCGGAATACCATAAATATCCGGTTCTCCTACAAGATTCACGCCGAAAACACCGTACAGTCCTGTAATCGGTTCTTTCTTGAAAAGACACATACCGTTCCACAACAAATAAGAGTTCAGCATCCGCGGTGGAATCTCATCCGGTAAACCGTCATACTCATAACGTGATAATGCTAAATTTACGAACTTGTCGAAAAAGTGGCGAAAATAAAGTTTTTCCTCCGGGGAAGTATTCGGATTCTTTTCCCAGAATCCCCAAACTTCTTTATTGCTCACTCGATACGGGTTAGCATACATATTATCACCCCCTTAATCATTGGAAAGACCATAGTTTCCAACATCATCCGTATGCCAGAATGTAACACCTCTGTTAAACATTGCCTGTAAAAAGTTGATATCATCGGTGACACACGCTCCATGCAATCCACAATTTACCGTTTTCACAAAATTCCAACTTGACCGCCCAGTGATATTCGGAACTTTAATTTTGTGTGTTGCGTATCCATACATAGTAAAATAATCGTCAATTATTCTAGCCATTTCCGGCGTTACACACATGGTCTTTAATGCAATCGTATTGCTAAAAAGTGCAGTTTGCACATAACTTCCAGTAGCACTTCCTTTTGCTGTAGGCGGTATTAAATCGTGCTGTTCCATCTGCGCCGAAATATTTTCGCCAAACATGAAATTGCTTACGGTTTGACCGATACTGCTTTCAATGGCTTTTCCAAACTTACCGCTTAACACATTTGCAATAGTAGAGATAACACTTTTTCCGGTATCAATATATTGCTGTTTTGTTTGGTAATCCCATATAGGTTGAGACTGCGCAATCCATGCTTGATAAGCGTCATTTGTCCACGCGCATGATGGGAAATTACTGTATACAAAACCATACGGTGTGTTAGTAGTAGGTTCGTTTTTGTAATTTTTTGGACTTATGTAAATTGATGGAATGTTTAACTTTACTCCTTGACCATAAAAAGCAATTTTTTGATCTTTGAAATATTCTAGCCGATACATATACTGGCTACCATCGTGTCCATCGACTAGTAGATAAGAAAATGGATACTGGAATAATTTTTTATTTTTTGGCGCATATCCTGCAAGTGTTTCTGGAAAATGCATTGGGAATTCCTGCGGTGATTGGTCAAAGCATAACTGCGGAGCCTGGAAAATAGCCACGATAGCATCTGCGTTTCCACTCGTTGCGTATGCCTGTATTTTTTGTTTCATGGCAGAAAAATCTGTAGTGTTAAAATAAGTCAAACCAGACATTATTTTTTGATTTAATTCCGGTTCTAATGCAGCCCCGTTTTCGTCTGCACTTGCAACTAAACAGTAGTTCATCAATCCAAACCCCAAGCCAGCGGAAGTATTTACAATATATTCCCCAGTTTCCAGATTTTCGGGGACTAGATTCGCCCCTACTGCGTCATCTGCTTTTGCAACGTGTTCTCTCTCCACATAGCACGGCTGTAAAACCACATCGTAAAAACTGTTCTGGAAACGATCGGGTTCGAAATAAATCTTGAAACTTCTGTCACTCAACCATTCTACGCGCGTCACAAAGCCGAAATACCATTCTTCCGTATACGGCTTGTTTTGAAACGCAATGTAATTGCATTTCAAAAACTCACTCTCATTCCCTTTCCCCTTATAAGTCAATTCTCCCCATCTCACGGGCGCGGACTGCTTAAAAATATGGATTGCTTTTTCTCTTACGTGCGCCAGACAACCTGCTTTTCCGTTTACGTAGTATCTTACATGTTCATAATCGTTTCCCCACTCAATCCCACTTGCTAAAATTACCTCCGTCTGCGGGGAAACTGCCGCCACATTTTCCTGCGGCGGCATCGGAATGAAATTATCCATGTTTCCTCCCTCTTACTTAATCTGTCGTAAAGTAAATGGTTGCATTTTTGGAAGAATCGAATCGGCTTGTAATCACAACCTGCACACTTTCTGTTTTGTTTACTTTCGGTTTCAGATTCTTTTCGTCTTTTGCGATTCGAAGAATTGTTGTTCCCGGTATCATAAATGTATCAGCGGAAGAATTACCTTTTACTTTTACGTCAATCGCTTTATCAGCTACGCCCGTAGAGGTAACAGAAAAACGTCCTCCGAAGTCCACATCTGTTCCGGCTTTCACCATTCCGACGTCATTTGCATTAATTGCAGAAACACGAACTTCCTCGGTCGTAAAGACAATGATCGGATAAAACAGGGAATAAGAGAACATCTCTTTTACCGTATATGTATTGTTCCAACGCAGTCCGCGATTAACGTTATCCTGTACCATCATACGGTACTGTTCACGGATTTTGAAGAACCTCTTGTCAACCAGAACCGCCACAATACCCTCCGCATCGTTAAAGTTGTCAATTAACACCTGCTGGGCTTTCGGGAGCATGCGGTCGAGATTGTAAGCGCTGGCATAACTGTCAACGTTCATTGCCGCTTTGGTGTCCGGGTCGACAAACAGAAGAATGGTAGCTTCTTTTGCGGCAGAGGTCGCGCCTGCGAAATTGTACAGCGGGTTAGGGAACTGAATTTTGTCAATATAGGACTGAATTTGCTTTGCCAGTGCGTTCGCGGATGCCTGATCTGTCACCGGGTCAACATGAACCGGGTAAATCTGTCCCGCACGTTTTGCAGATGCAATCAGTTCTTTCGCGGTTATGAACTCATCCCAGTTACAAGCGGAAACGACACTTTCCACTTTTGCCTGAATTAGATTTCTGAGTCCGTAATCATCAAGGAACGCGGTGCGCATATCCTCAAACCAGATCGTCACCGGATAATCGTTATTAAAATTGATTACATGATACAGAGCCATGATGTAACTGTCATAAATGGCGGTCGCATCTTCGATGCTGATGTTCGCATCGTGCGCATAACCCTGTGCAAAGTTTACGTAAACTTCCTGTTCTCCGTTTCCATACGGCATGGCGTTACTGTTCAGCATACGAAGAGGATTTCTAAACGCTTCCGTGCTGATCGACTGACTGGCAATCAGATTCACAAGAGCCGGAACGAGTTCGTTTCTTGCCATCGGGTTGTAAGGATCGGTTAAAGTTTTTGCGATGTCGGCAATATTTTCACGGGTTGCAACCGGGACTCTGTCACGGTAGTCAACACTCATGGCCTGACGCACGGCGTTCAGCATATTAATATTGGTCATATCAAGTTTTTCTGCCATTGTTTCACTCTCCTTTTCCGCTCAGAATTAGCTGAGACATATCAAGATCGTTGATACTTGTTGCGGTTTCTTCCGATTCCGGCGCGTTTCCGCCAAACTCAGTTACTTTTGTGATACTTCCACCGTGAGAAAGATCAGACCAGCGGCTTTTGATTTCGGCAACTGCGGAATCATACTTTCCTTTCAGTTCGTCCCGTTCCGCAACCAGTGCGTCACGTTCGGACATCAGTGCTCCAATGTCGGTATCTTCTGTTTTGATTTTTTCGCTGATGGCGGCGATTGCGTCACCGTGTGTTTCGATGTTTCCGATATCGGCTACGATTTCCGACCAATACTCTTCAAGTGTCATGTTAAAACCTCCTTCTTAAATTGGGATATAACCAGATCGGCATTTTATGCCGTTTTGGTTTCATTGGGTGTGGCGGCTCGGGTGGCTCGGGTTGCCCAGTGGACAAATACCGAAATACCATAACCGCGTTGTTCAAACGTTCGGGAGCAGATAGATACCGATTCCCAAAAATCCATCCGGTAATTGCAGAATCTTTTGCGTGTTCCGAAATGAAATTAAAACATTCATGTGCTTTTTCCTGCCGGAACGCAAGTGTTCCATCGTCACTAATTCCCTCCCACCCTTTCATATAGGCGGAAGTCAGTGCGTTCAGATCGGTGCTGTCACTGTGCAAAAACGCTTGTAGATTTTCGTAAGCACTAGCGGCTCCGACCGAATACCAGACATTTTCATAAATCAGATATTCTAACTGTGCGTTACCATCTTCCCGGCTGTACCCGTTGGAATCTAACCATTGGAACAACCGCGTCCGGCGGTCGGTAGAGGAATTATCTGTCCACTGTCCCAAACCATAACCGGGCGCTCCTACAATCGTTCCCTCCCATAATCCAGGATTTACAGTGGATTCCTGCCAAAAGTTGCCGCAGATGGCGGAAATGACATACTGGCTGATACCGCTTTCTACCTCAACCGGATACCGATAAAGATACGTCCACGCGCTATAGGGAGACACAAACGTATGAATGGATACCTGTCTTTCCAGCGGGTAACTATCGGTGTGCGCTCCCATCGTATACCCGCCACCGTCAGCGGGATTATAAACCATTTCGGTGTGCCCGCTCCTCCATAAGATATCACCTTTTTTCCATGGCTGATTGGCTGTACCTTTTTGGAATCCAGCACCGATCAAATATCCGTCCATGCTACGAGTCGTAAACCACGGGTTAGATGCTAAAAACCCGCCGACCGTACAACAGTAACTCATGAGAGAGGAGCAATCATAGTAGGTAATACCTCCTACGGTCTGACCCTCACGATACGTTTGGGAATATCCAACGTTTGGATTGTTACAAATCTCGATACAGGTATTGTAAGCAAGCGTCAGATCAGCCACGGGTTAAACCCTCTTTTGCTACGTAACCAGTATAGACGATGCCATTTACTACGGCTTTCACCAGATACCATTCTCCGGTATAATACCCGTAGTTTCTAACACTGGTTCCGGTTGGCAACGTCAAGATGACAGTTTTATTCATTCCTGCGCCAACACGCAGATTATAGCGATCATTGGTATGATACGCTCCTGCAATTTTCCGGTCAAAACTACGCGCGGATTCTGGCTTGACGCAACTTTCAATGACGTTATGCGGCTTTTCGTCGACGGCTCCTGCATACCGATAGTGAACGGTATTTTCATACGGAAGATCGTAATAAGACCGTACACAGATTTCTTTTCCGGTCTGATCTCCCGTCTGACCATCAATCCCGCCGTTTTCCGACTGGCTGGCGTGGACGATGCGGTTCGCGTCAACCGACATCGTTACATGATGACCAGCCGCAAGGTGGATATCACCGCGTTTCCACGGTGTACCGCATTTCACAAAACCAGCGTTTTCCAACTGTTCACCTAGATTTCTAGTTGTGCTGTAAATGCTGATCGGAAAACCAGCATTTGCAAGTGCAGTCCCGACAAAAGAGGAGCAGTCATAATCGGGACTGTTCCGGTGTACCTGTGAGTACCCGTGCCGATCATCGGCGGCGATTTGTTCCGCCCAGGCAACTGTTTTTTCGATTTTACTCATTGCTTTTTCCTCCTAAGTGCTGGCACAACGAGTTAATAGCGGTTGTGTTCGCTTCTACGCTTTTCCGCAGTTCTTCCATCTCTTCCTTGTGTGCGTCTTTTTCTTTCACCAGATACCAGAAAAGTGCGACGCAACAAACAATTGGAAAACCGAGACTTCCAACTAACTGCGTTACCATAGTTACATCCATGTTTCTACCTCCTTATCCTGCCATTTTAACCAGTCCTCAATTTCACTTAATTTATCACACATAATAAAATTATGAATGAATCGAACTGGCGATTTACTGTTATACGCGTTGCCATCCATGAAAAAGAAATCCCACAAATACCGGATGTGAGACTCGTAATTTTCATGAGGGACAAGGATCAGCGTATCTTTTTCGTCCGCTTTATAGCGTACCGTATAAGCAAGATAAGCATTTTCTTTTTTCATCATTCCGGAAATCATATTAAAAACGATACTTGCCATCTTTGCTCCTTTCTTCCTGTCCATGAAAACAAGGAAACCTTTTGACCTGCCAAGGACAGGGCGGTTTACTCAACCGTGGCAACCCCTTATAAAAGGTTTCCCGTATTTTCATGATAAATCTTTTTTATACGTATGTCAAGTACATTTGTCCGTCTCACACGAACTATTTATAAAGATCAATCCCTAGTAACTCAACCGCCATATTTTTGCTGTCTAGATCGTCAAACCGCAAATATGCTTTGCGATATGCGTCAACTAGATTTTCAAACAAATAATTATAGTGTTCCAACATAACCGTGTTTTGTGTGTGATCTCCGTCCCGAAAAACCGCGACAAAATTACAAGACGGGTTATAGTTATGCGTAATATAGATGTACCCCTCTTCGTAATAATCATACACTCCATAACTTTTTCCACTATGTTCGATTGTGAACAGATACCGCGACCGTCCGGTCGGCTTCTGCACAAACACGGCATCATCAATCAACATCTGATCTCCCACGCTCATGCTCTGCATGTAGTGACCGCCGCGGAACGCTTTCAAAGCGGTGTTCTCCCACATGGCTTTACTGGCACTGTCATTGTGCGTAAACTCACACACAAAACCGCTCCCATGCAGCATTTTTGTTTCTTTCTGGTATCTCTTATGGATACCAAAAAATACAAAATGGGGATTGAGCAACGAAATATTATTGGATGCCATCACCAGTTTAAACCATCGGGACTGGCTTCCATTTCCACGACTGATCGTCAATAACAACGATTGCAGTTTTTCGGATTCCCCTTTTACGTATTGCCCGCTTTCCATGCTAAACTCATCAAAAAACAAAAAATAGATATCCCGAAAATACGGTGACAGCTTTTTTACACTGTCCATCTTACTTCCAAAACTAAACGCGCATCCGAACGGCTCACCATCCAAAAAGTAACGGACGATATTTCCGTTTTTGTCAAGATTTTTATAAGTAATCACACTTCCTAATTTTGGATACATTCTTAGCATATCTTCATACATTGCCGCCGCTCCCGTCATCTCCCCTTTTGTCCGAAAAATCCATCCCGTCTGCAATCCGTACTCTTTACACAAGATACAGCTTGCCGCGGCAAACGCACTTGTCTTTCCAGCACTACGGTTGGAACACGTAATTGCTACGCCAGCGAAATCACCGTCCAAGTCCGGCTCTGTAAATAACCGAATCGGATTGTAGTACTGAATCGGATTGCCTTTATCGTCGACCGATTTAAATTTTACATCATAATCAGCGAAAAGTTTTTCCCAATTGATATCATTCCAAAAAATCATTTTGTTCAAGACCTCCTTTCTATCTTTCCCGCTCCGCGTCCCGCCAGTTCCCCGCCAGTCTCTCAGCAGACAATCTCACGTTAATCGCACGATGATCGCACGTTTGCTGTAGATGGACGCAGAGGGCGCAGAGCTTCGCTGGGTATAAAAAGAGCTACGCTGGAAAACGTAGCTCTCTCACACGTATGTAGTTTCAACATACAAGATTGTAACAATCAACTACAGATTACTTAAACACAAGTTACCTCCGACAGTCGGGCACGTATCGCCTTCCTATGTAGTTAAGCAAACGGATTGAATTTTTCCATATCGCCAAACTTGTGGACGTTTACGGCGGAAAGGTATGCCGTGAATCCCTTGTCGCGGCGGAATTTGCTTTCACCGATCGAGAGTAAGAGGTCGACTACTGAGCCTTTGCCGAGTTCGTCAACACTAGAAACGGTGTCGCTCTCGATTCCGTCCTCATAAAAGGCAACGCGGTAACTTGTCTGCGCTTTTACGTAGAGACCAGATTCGTCAGTTCCTTTCGCCGGAATCCACTTTGCTTCTGCGGCGGCATCCTCACCAAACTCTTCGATAATTTTTTCAAAGATGGCTTTCTGCTGATCTGCTGTGATCGAAGCAGAAAGAACGCTTTTTCCGTCTTCCTTGTTTGCATATTTTACGGTAACGTTGTTCAGTTTCATTTTTGCTTTGCTCATGATTTTTTCTCCTTTTGCTTAAAGTTGTTTTGTTATGCAGAACCGCGGCGCTTTGCTTGATCGTTGTCGTATCTGGCATCTTCCAGACCGCGGGTTGTGCGCTTAGTCCAGTCTTTTTGCTTCGGAAAAAAACTGTTCGTCCGGCATCTCGTAGCGGGCGGATACGGTATCGGTTAATACGCATATGGAATCCTCCGGAAAACCAGCGGCAGTAACAGCGGCGGTTTTTGCTTTCTGCGATTTCAGTTCTTCTGTATTCTCAAAAGAGCCGATCACCTGTTTTGTGTTTCTGTCAATGACAGAATAGATAAATGTTTCGATTTTTGTTTTAACCATTTTTATCCCCTTTTCTTATGTGGTTATGATTTCTTACAAGTATTATAATAGCACTACCTACCAAAAAAAGTCAATAGTTAAAATAAGAAAATAAAGAAAATATCCAAAAATAAAAGCAGGATGGAAAGGTCGAGTTCTTCCTCATGTAACGCCCAGATCGTTGATAATACTAAAAACATAAAAAACACAAAATATCTCATATCGTATCCTATTCCGGTAACACTCCGTCTTGAGAGTTTACCAATACTTCATAGTATTCATTCGATACACCTAAGGTATAAGTGGTATCAAGGATTCCAATGTTACTAGCCGTTAAAATTTCTTCCCCGTTTACTTTGATGTAATGGGGTTTCGAGTTGTTAAAGCAACTGATTGTCCGTCCGACATTTTCCAGCCGGCGGCAGAGACGGAAATTATTACAGCACTTTAAGTTTTCCGCTCCAAGTTTCTTATTCATGCCAGCGACCGTAGACGTAAAACGCACGGGGTCTTTGCCAGATTGCTCCGCTTTTTCGTCCCATTCAACGCCGCAGTATTTTTTCGCGCCAAGGGTTTTGAATTGGATGTAGAGAGCATCCATATCCCAAACGCCGAGAAGGTAACGCTTCTCACACACGTCACAAAACGCCGGAATGTCGTTTTCGATTGCACGTTTGGCAAGTATTTTGTTTTTGGCTTCAAATTCCGGAATGTGTAAATCCGGATGTAAAAACTTAATACTATCCGTATCGCAATACACAACGTCCATTCCAACAACGTCCAGCATATCTTGTAACTGCTTTCTTGCGTGGGCGGTAACATAGATACCCCATTGATAATGCAAAAAGCTGTTCTTGCTTTCATAATACGTTTTCAGTGCTTTTTCCGCATCTGCTTTTTCCCGATGCCATTCACCCGTAAAACCATCAATTGCCCATTCGTCCTGCAAAAGATCGGTTACGCACATACCGAACGTACTGTTTAACTTATTTTTAGACTTCATGTATTCATAGACTTTATCGGGATTTCCTTTCAACTGGCTCTTTGCGATAAAAAACGCCATCATAGTAGTACGCATACTGTCCGGTAATTTGCCGCGCGCGGCTACATAGCACTCCGAGACAGTAAAGAAATCATAGTCATATTGATTTTTTATGATGTCCAAGTCAATCTCTGTCATTGCGATTTCGCAACAGTCAATAGAGAGTACTCGACCATTATCAATCACACAATCTTTCCCGTGCTTCTGGCACTTCGACAGCGGAATGTATGGTACCGGAATGTTTTCTTTGATGTGTAAATTATCAAATTGTACCCGCATAATAACACAGCGGGTAGCACACAAGTTGTCAAACTGTTCCTGCGTTGTGATCTCAACCGCCCGGAACGCACTCATTGGATAATACTCAGTTGCGATCTGCGCCGGATAGCTGCTCGAAATATCCATACTACCCATAACGATCGCAGATTCACCCTTTTTCGCCGTGATCGTGTGCCCAGCGTGGATGCGGCTGGCGTGCGTGTTGCCGCCACGGAACGCATCTTTGCAGAGTTGGTACTGCGGCAAGGTTAATGCCAGATCGTTAAAGACTTCCGGATAATAGCCTCTATCTGCTTGCATGGCGCGGCGAAATTCACGGCGGACGTATCCAGTTGATGTAAGGGGGATTTCTGCAAGGTTGTCATCTTTCCGTAAGGCGCGGATGCACTCACACAAGCCTAGAACGTCATTGTAGCAATATCCCTGTTCAACGTCCGTTAAAGGTGTTTTTGGTGTACGTAGTTTTTTATAGTCATACGTATCAACCAGTTTATAGTGGGTTACGCCCTCACTGTTTTCACAAAATTTTGAAAGACTCATGTTGCTTAAAAAATACGAGCATCGAAACTCAATCCCGTATTTATACGCATAACATTTCATAACTTTATGTGCATCCCGCGCAAAGATTTCATCAAATTCAATGAAATCTTTCATGAACTGAAATTCATATGAAAGATTGTGAACGTAGACTACAGCACGCTTTGAATCGGAAGTCTGCAAATACAGATGCAGTTTTTCGCAGAATGAAAGAAACTCGTTCCATGTGCGACCAAAACACACGGTATCTTTGATACAAAACTGCCATTGATACAGAAAGGCAGTTCCTTTTACTACTTTTTCACCTGTTTTGTTATAGCGTGCATAATCAAGTTTTTCTAACGTAGTTGTTTCGATATCAAACGCCATTTCTGCATCATAATAAACGATAGGGTTTTTCTTTCTTCCACGTTTGCGGCATTCGCGCAAAGTCTGGAAAGACGAAAACGGAAAATCATTGACCGAATAAATTGTTTCACGTGAAACATTTTCGTTTCCGTTTACGATAACAGGGATATATAATTCATACATATTTCCGCCTACTTTAATTTTGTTCTCTTTTTCGCAAATAATTCTTCTTCCGTTGTATATCCATCGAGAAAATCCTGATATTCGTCAAGAATATCTTCTAGTTCGATTCCACTATCATTTAATTTCGAAATAAAATCGTCAATAATTTGATCGGACGCTACCTGCTTTCGCAGATTTTTTTTGTAGAGATTGGAAGTCAGAAAACGATACAAGTCTTTATAGTTATCTTCTGTTACTTCTCCATCAATTTTCTTCTTTGACTTATCAAAACGTCTTTGCAATTCTGCGATTCGGTATCCCTCCAAAGTAGTTTCTGGAGAGTTCAAAAACGCAATCATGGTATCCCATTCCTGCCGGATGGATGCATCCGAACGCTTTACGCCTTTCAAGAAACGATTCTTTTCACGCCCTTGTGACTCAAAAAATTCTTTTACACGCCCATACCCCCATTGGTCGCGCGCGTGTATTTTTTCCAGTTTGGCAAGGCGGCTGTTTGCCGCCTGCGCCACTTTAGGTAATTCGCGTTTGATCTGGTCTAAACTAAGATCAAGTTCCTGGTAGATGCTGTAGTCCTTTGAGTTCGGCATTATTCGCACCCCCTTATAAAGATTCGCAATTTATCAGAAATAATCTCGAAACCTATTACTTCTTCTGACAAATAATTTTCTTTTTTTGTAGTATATGCTTTTGTACAATCAATATCAAAATTTCTAACTAATACGCGATGCTCTTCATTAAACACCGTAACAATGGCGTAAATTTCGACTTCTATGCGAACCCAGCCGGAATACAATTTTATAAAATCTTCTACTCTCACTGTGATACCTCCTTAATATAAGCAATCCTCATTTGTTCCATCTGTCGAATAAAGAGGACACAACGTACAAATATCGTTTGCGGAACAAATCGCACTATGCGAAACTTCCACATAATAAGCTTTCAGAGCATAACGTGTTGAAAGATTATTATGCAAATTTACAGTAAAGCCTACACCAAAATTACCTTTATAGGGCATGGGTTTACAAAATGTGTTCTTCTTAATGTAGCCATTTGTAAGGGATGCATGATCATACGTGTAAATATGGATTCTCCCTGCGTCATCTTCTTTTTTTACATATAAGGGAATATTCTCCATTCTTGCCGGAATGTTATACAGTTCCTCTATATTTAATGCTTTCATGATTTTCTCCTTCTCCCTATATTAGCCGAAAAAACTTTCGTCTATCTTTACGTGATCTTCAAATAAAACAACATTCAATAAAGAATTTAATATTGTACTTCTTCTCCAAAAAATTCTTCATATAAATCTTGATACGTTACCCATTTTGTCAGATATTTTTGAGTCATTAAATAATCAACTCCTTTTATACTTTTAAAAGCATCATATATCGCCCACGTTTGTTTACACTTTTCTTTCAGATTTTCTTTCATTTCTAATATGATGTTTGCTCCTACTTCGTTAATCTTTCTCCCAGTATCTTTCGTGCCTAAATTATACTCTTCTGGCTCTTCTATAGGATGAGCAATAGCATAAGCAACACGCGACGCTTCCGACCATCCTGTTTTGTTATCAAGATCTGATAACAATTTATAATAAGATTCATTTGCACTTTTTGCGTGTTCTCTAATAATCTCTACGTAAATATCAAGTTCATTTTTTAAACTCTCAGCTATTTTTTTATCTCCATCATTCAGTGCCTCAATTTCGTCACAAATTGAAGCAATTTTTTCTACTAAAGCTTCTACTCTAATTGTTGTTCTCATTTTTGTTTCCTCCATTTTTGTATTATTGGTTTTCCTTGTTTCTGATATTACAATACCACTTTTTTCTAGAAAATGTCAATACTTTTTCTAAATTTTTAATTTTACACACATATCACGCCGCGCCGTGTCCGTCACCCGCGGACATGAAATGTCCGTCACCCGCGGACACTTTAGCAAACTAAAGTGAGTCCCCGTTTCGGAAGTG